TCATAATGCTATGATTAGTTTATATTTCCCCATATTATCAATATAATCTGCATACCACTGCATCATCTCCCTTCTACCTTCCAGATACAACGCATGGTTGTACGTCCCGCGAATCGCATTCTTATCGACATGCGCAAGCTGGGTTTCAATCCATGCCGTATTGAATCCTTCCTCATGCAAAATCGTACTCATCGTATGGCGGAAACCATGCCCCGTGACCTTCCCCGTGTACCCAATCCGCTTAAACACCTGATTAATACTCGCTTCGCTCATCGTTTTGTGGGGATCATTGCGCCCTGGGAACACCAGTGGATATTGCCCAGACATCACTTTGAGCTGCTGTACGATCTCCAGCGTTTGGGTAGAGAGGGGAACAAGGTGAGGTCGCTTCATCTTCATTCGCTCGGCAGGAATTTCCCACACAGCTTTATCAAGATCAAACTCACTCCAGAAAGCACCTCGAAGCTCGCCAGTGCGAACTCCCGTAAGGATCAGCAGACGTGCGGCAAGAACAACCAGCGAGCTTCCGGTATAGCTGGATAGGGCTTTAAAGAAGTCTGGTAACTCTTCAACTGTCAGGAAGGGGTAATGTTTCGATTCATGCCCTGACATCGCGCTGGTTAGATCCGCTGCAGGGTTATATTCCGCACGACCAGTCACTATGGCGTAACGAAAGACTTCACTGCAGCGCTGGCGAACCTTCCTGGCCTTCTCTGTCGCACCACGGTTTTCCATTCGACGCAGCACATTCAGCAGAACCAGCGGTTTGATTTCATTCACCGGCTGCTGACCGATATAGGGGAAAATATCTTTATTGAAAGCTTCGATAATGTCGGAGGCATAACCTTCTGACCATCGGCTTATCTTCGTTCCGTGCCATTCAAGTGCCACAGCCTGAAACGTGTTGTTGAGCTGCACATTGCGAACCAGCTTTTCTTCTTTCTTGGCAAAAGATGGATCGATACCCTCAGCCAGCTTTTTCTTGGCGTCATCACGCAGTGCTCTTGCTTGCGCAAGCGACACTGCTGGATAGACACCGAAAGCCAGACGTTTCTCTTTTCCATTGAAGCGATACTTCATTCGCCAGTATCTGGAACCAGAGGGAACAACCTCAAGATACAAACCAGCTCCGTCTGCCAGCTTATAAGCTTTCTCTCTGGGTTTAGCCGCGTCTACCAGTCGCGCATTAAGCTTCATTGGGGGCATCTCCCTGGACCGAACACAGAATGCCCCCACTTATGCCCCCAACTGTGACTTGATTTCGGTTGAGTCCAGTTGATGACAGGAGATAAGGTATGGGCTGCAAACCGCAGTATACGGGCTTTTAGTTGATTTCGATAGACTTGGGAAGAGTTTGAAATGGTGCCGATAATAGGAGTAAAACACAACAAATAACATAATGTATTTATTGTGTTTTATTTACCACGCTTTGACAGATACCCGAATTGATACCCGTTTTAGTTTTACTTCCAGAAAGGGAACAAAACACGCTATTCCGTCGCCTTATACCATGCCTGCCAGCGGTACTTATCCAGCCGCAACTGGCGCAGGCATTCAGCGGTCTCTATATCGGCCTGCAGGTCTTCATCGCTGTCAGTTCCTGCTTTGCTCGCTCCCTTGCACGGCTCCTGCATCAAATCCGCTGATGGAGTTGGCCGCGTCGAGGGCGCGCTGACGCAGCTGCACAGCGTGATCGTCAAAATCGCACTTAGTATGATTCGGGTCGTTAACATATTTCACCACATCACGGTAAACGGTCCGGTAAATTACTTTACCTTCGGCGCTGGCGGTAGCCGCTTTCTGTTCGCTGGTGGCGACGGCCTTCTCTGTCTTTTTGCTCTTCGCCTGATACTCGCTGTTTACCTTGTCGCTGTGTGCGTACCAGCCTTTCAGATATCCGGCGTAATATGTACCAGCGAACAGCGCCAGCAGAACGGCCAGCACTGACAGTTTTGCTTTAAGGGTCACTGGTCTATCTCCCAGCACGCAAGCGCGCTTTCCTGATCACGCCGTGGTGGCTGACCATAACAATTATTTGACCTGATACGGCAATCTTTACCGCCGTCGAATATCCAACGCCTGATTTCAGCACAGGCCCCCTTACGGTCACCGGCATTGATTCGTTTATAGAACGTGGAGGGGAAGCACTTGCCGGGCCCGATGTTGTACGGGCAGAACGACGCAATACCTGCTTTCTGCGGTTCAGTCAGCGGCACCTTGATATTTCGCTCTACCCAAGCCAGCGCCTTATCACGCTCAATAGCATTAACCTGATCACATTTTTCCTGCGTCAGCTTCATGCCCTGTACCACCGGTTTGCCATCAACCATCGTGGCGCCACGGCATATCGTCCAGATCCCGCTACCGTCGCGATACGCCATCAGGCTGTTACCTTCTTTCTCATTCAGGAACTGATCGAGAATTACCGACGCTGGCGCACTGGCGAGTACCAGTCCCAAAACAGCAGCGCTAAGCTTAGTCCTGTTGCTGGCCATAGAGTTGAGCCTCTTTGCGACGATCTTCTTTGATTTTGAAATAGAGATTGGTCAGGTAGGTAACAAGTCCCAAAAAGATACTTGCCAGTACACCAATAGCGGCCCACTGACTGGGGCTTACTTTGTCCAGTAGTTGTAGTAGCCAGTAGCCACCACTGCCAAGAGAAGTGACGTAGGAAGCCCCCGCTGCCAGATCTGAATGGTTGTTCATCCTCATGCCTTACCCCCGTGGGGTCCACTTAATGTTGTGGTGAGGGTAAGGCTGATCTGCGGTCGGAATCCCGACTTACGTACAGATTATCTACTATTCTATAGCGACTTCACGTATTTCTTTGACAAGTAAATTCATGCCGTAATAATTCAGGTGATTATTATCCTTATAAAGTAAGTGTTCACCATTGCTAACCCTACATGTATTGGACATACATAATAATGACACCGGGTAAACCCTAACGACATTATCCGAATTAATAGAATCAAACAGAGCATCTGCTTTTACAAAGCTTTCAGACCATAATTTATCATATTTTTTGTTATTAAATGATAAAAAGTCAACATTCTGTAGCGTTTGAATCTTCTTCCCTACCCCGTTAATTTTTATTATTTCTTTATTTACTTCACTGGGAACATCGACAGGAGACTGAGGAACAGGATAAACCAGAATTAATTTATTATTACCAGCCCATTCGGTTAATTTTTTATTGATACTTTCACTTACGCTACCTCCATCATTAGAGAATATCCAAGTACCGATCTTATACTTATAATTAAGCATATATAATGGCATTCTTGACATATACACGATTATCGAATTTTCATTAGAAGATATGAATTCATCAGCTTTAATAGAAAGCTCTTTACACGCCTCGTCTGTCCCATCTTTCAATGTGCGTCTTAATGTGCTTATTACGGGACATCCGGCCATAGATAAATTTATGAAATTATAATTTTGTTTTATAGCCAAGTCATAGAGACTCTTAGACATGGCCTGGGCATGGGAATCACCAACAAGGATCATATTCCTATTATGTTCTTTGTTTATATATAAGCAACGTTTACCCATGCCGTTACCGCATTCGTCCATTTCATTCATTACAGGCCCGTTATCAAAAAACGCAGACACTGATTTTAATCTTTGCGGATATCCATCATTTTTCACTACCATACACCCAGATACTGTTATTACTAGTACAACTGACATTATTACAGCAACAAACTTATGTGACTTTATCTTCCTCATTGGGTTTTCTATTGTGTAATATGTGACCACAGCCAAAAGGATAGATATAGAAGTCAAAAGAAGCGCTTCTTTTATTGTTAGAGACGCTTCGTTTATTGTTCTGTAATATACAAACACTGGTTGATGCCATAAGTACAATGAATATGATATCATCCCCAAAAAAACAATTACCTTCGTTGATAAAATTTTAGTCGCAAGGTCGCTTGAATTTGAAGAGCAAATAAATAAACAAGTACCAGCAACCGGTATCACAGTCCAAAGAGATGGAAGGCTCATTCCGTCATTAATTAATGACATGCTAAATATGATTGCCATCACACCCGCAACAGGAATTAATCGCATCAAGAGGGGAGTTCTATGCTTAATGTATGATGCTAAATTATCTCTGTTTACATATGAACATAGCCCCCCTGCAATCAACTCCCACGCCCTTGAGGGTAGTAAGTAGAAAGCGAATTCAGGATGATTATCCACTGTCATGCAGGCTATAACTAAGGATGCCACGCCAAGCAAAACCAATGAATAAAATAGCTTACTTCTAAAGAACTTAAATACTGAATAAACAATGACAGGGAAAGCCATGTAGAATTGCCATTCTACGCCAAGACTCCATGTGTGTAAAAGCGGCTTAAAGATACTATCTGGTGCGGTGTAGCTATCCTCGAAAAAGAAATAAAAATTAGATAAAAAAATAGATGCAGAAATAAGTGATTTTGAGTAGGAAATAAGAGGTTCTGGAAGAAGAAGATTGTAGAAAAACAAAGATGTGGCTATTAAAACAACAACCATTGCGGGAACTATTCTTTTTATTCTTCGCTCATAAAAACTTAAAAACGAAAAATTATTTTTCTGCAAGCCACTTAATACTATTCCTGTAATCAAATAACCTGAAAGCACGAAAAAAACATCCACACCAAGAAAACCGCCTGGCAAAATGCTCATTCCATTTAGCATTAGTTTAGAGTGGTATGTGATGACAGCCAGCACTGCCAGCGTTCGCAGTCCATCGAGTTCTTTACGGTATTCCAAAACAGGTCTCCAACATGCAAAGTTTCTGTCGTGGATGGTATACATGACGAATAGAAATGTCACTAGCATATTCCCCCTCATCCATGAGGGGATGTCATCATATCACGTCCCAAGAACAGACCATCTACCACCAACTTTGATAACCTGAACGGGCTTACCGTTGTAGTTAGTACCATTAAGGGTAATGCTCGCCCAAATTGATGTCCCGCTTACAAATGAGACACTTCCGTTAGTTGCATCTGGGGACAAGATTAACAGATAAAACATATGTCCATCAGGCATATCTACAGGCATTGAGCTGATAGTCGTAACGCCGGTGTCGCTTGCATTTGTAGTGTACGTCCTCCCGTAGACTGGCCTCCAGTTTGAGATCGTTGAACCCCCAGCTTCCGTTCTTAGTGACACGCTACCGGGTTGTGGTCTGTCTGGTCTTGCGCCAATTACGTATTTATCTACATCGAGGTAAAATTCGCATACAGTCCCCATATGCCTGCCATAGCCAATAGTTAGCGATGCCGGATCGGCGCGGAACCCACTACCAGTAAACTTTATGGCACAAACGGGGTTCTCTGAGCTAACCATGAATCTGGCTGTTTTCGCAGAGAATCTATTCGCCTCAATATTTACTGTTGCAATAATGGTACCAGTTGTATAGTAAATAGTGTCTTCTTCAGGAATTATCGTTGTAGGACCGATTGGCACATAAATTTCTTTTATCTTCCTTTTCGGCGAGCCCCATGAGTTCTGTGTTTGCATCAATGTTAATAATTGATAAACTTGCTCACCTTCAAATGAAAAATACATTACCGTTCCATGAGCAAGAGTATCCCTAAGTGTTGAAAGGGATTTAACTGTTGTACTTCCCCATGAAACTAAATCACTAGACGTGTTGTAATAAATTCCTGTGCGATTGTAGAAATCATCAACATACAGGATCCAATCATTTTCTCTGCGCACCAATGATGGCCCCTCAACCCTGAAACCTGAGGATGGAGCCGTACTTAAAAATTGGAACGTACCAGAAATATCAGTGTTACTTTGCCATAAGTCTATAGTCTTATCGTATTCATTTTTTACGGCCAGCCATAGATCTCCGCCATAACTTACGAGGCTTGCATCTATTCTGTTCTGGTCGTTGGCTGTACTTAGTGAAAATCTAGTAGGCCATTCAAAAGTAGGAATTTCCACATCAGGCTCTGATGTCATTTTTGCATAGTAAATTCTACAATCAGGAATAGAACCACTGTATGCATCTGGAATGTTCGGCCCATACTGAAATCCATTAAGAATATATAATTCTGACCCATCTATGAAAAATTCTGGTGCACCATTGTAAATGGCATCGGCAGTTGCACTTGGCTCAACCTTATTACCATAGACACCACTTCCAAACTTACAATCCGCAGACGTCCAGTTGATCAAATCTTTCGACCTAAAAATTCTCACATCAGCATTAACTGTTGCTTGTGTAACTGCAATCCACCACATGTCTGAGAAAAAACATATAGATGGATCTCTACCGCGGAGGGGGCTACCATCTGACATCTTTAACGCAGATTGACCAGACCAGCTAATTCCATCAATTGATGTAGAAAGGTAAACATTTAGCGTTGAAGGGTCGAAGAAAACTGACACGAATACTTTTTTATTTTCTTTTATAAATGTGAGGTCTTCTACAGTTCCACCATCCAGTGTTCCTATCATCCCTGCCCCGGTTGGTTTGGCAAGCTCGATCATAACATCAGCCGCACTACCATTTTCAGGCAAGACCATAAGAGGATCGCCCGAATTATCCATCGCTACAATTTTATTTTTTCTTTGCTCCACAGGTGGAAGAGGAGCTACAAAAGCTTCCGGGACGCGAAGCGCACGTACCAAGCTGACATTGTCAACATAGTTTTTGGTAGCGAAATCCTGCTTATCTACCGGATCGCCGCCGTTAGCGATACGGTAACCCTGAGCGTCAAACGGACCACCAAATAAAGGGCGACGTAACGCCAGCCCGAGATAAATAAACGAGCGCTGAATCGCCATCCACAGACGGTCAAAATCTTTATTAACGGTATCTGCCAGCAAGTCACCATTGTCCTGGTAATCAGTCAGGCGATAGGTAGGAACAACACGTTCCAGCATAACAACTGTGCCGCTTACGGGGGGCGTCAGAAAAACAATATCCCCGCCGCTTACGTTACCTACACCAGACACGGTATAGCCTGACGTAACCTCGGTACCGTTAATACTGACCTGAATATCACTGGCGCTGATGATGTAAAACTCGAAAGGAAAAACGGTCGTCAGACCGTTGGCGTTATAAATAATATAAGGGATTTGATTCGGTACCGACATGGCGTGTAACCTCTGGCAGGTTAATAATCGACTTCAACCTCATGGTCTCCGTCACTTAACTGCCAATGTTCGCGCGATTGCCCGGTCGGAATCCCGACCACTTTGCCAATGCGCACCGGTGTCGCACTAATCGCCCCCGCGCCGGAATCAATGAAGTCGTCTGGCTGGTTGGTCAACGCCGGGTTAAAGTCCCGCATCTGGTCGTACATCGGACCATCAAGTACGTCGGAGTGAGCCCACAGGAACCGTGACGAGAGAGGCGCTTCGAACGCATCAAGGATACGCTTCTGTTTGTTGGTAACACTGAACTCTTCCCGAACGCCGCAGCCGGTTCCTTTTAGCGCCTGCCGCAGCAATTTGCCCGCAAAGCTGCCAGGGCCGTTTACCTCAACACAAACAACGGGGATCTGGTATCTGATAACCAGCTCTTTGATTTGCGCCACCTGCCCGCCGGTGATTTTGTCGTTATCGTCAAACTCTGCCAGTTCGCCAGTCAGCTCCTTGCAAACATGCCAGTACAGATGACCGCGCGCGTCAGTCAGTATCAGGGATAACGCCGAGGCGTCCGCTTTCACTTTGCCGGTAGCCACGTCCCACCATGCCACGGCCCCAACAATTTGCGTGCTGCCGAGCCACATTGACGCGGTACGGTTGGCGTAGCGAATCTCCGGATGGATGTTGTATTCGCGGATACGTTCAGGATCGAGACGAACGTCGCCAACGGGTTTACTGTGCAACTGGTACTGGCTGTCCCATTCGTTAATTGTGCGGGTTTCTCTCCGGCGGTTCTCCATTTCTTCGCGGGTAAAACGCTCCGGCCACGCACAGTCTGAGTAGAAATCAATAACCGTATCCGGTGCGACAGCGAACACCACGCCGTCTTCGGTCAGCTTATAGTCAACATCCTCGACCAGCAATCGCGCCGCTTTATGGATCCCGGCAAAAACATACTCTGGCCGGAACGGGGTAACATAGCGCAGTTGCGTGGCGTCTTTCGCCTCGATGCGCTTTTCTTTCTCAAACAGCTTAATGGTCAGGCAGTCAGCGCCCATAGACTCAACCTCATCATAAAGGCTGTCGTGCGTGTGAGGGGTACCGATGTACAGCTTGCGCCCACCGGGGATCAGAATGTGGGTTTGTTCACCCAGGCGATACCGCAGCTTTTCTCGCGCTTCCGGCGTCTGGATATTGCGGGGGACTTCCACATCGTCATTCTGGCATTCGTTGGCGCGTGCCGAGGTAACGTTAGACAGAATACCTTTGGCATACATACTGCCGTTACGCATATCCAGCGCACCATTTACCCACCATTGTTCGACGGTACCGAGTCCATCCGGCAACATGCCTTTCGTCAGCGGATGGTTTCGCAGTACGTTCTGCGTATCGCGACTGGTTTTGTATGCAGTTGGATCAGCTTCAGACTGATGTAAAATCCGGTACTGGCGATCGCAGTAATATCGCCAGGCGTTATACACGGCAAGAATGGTTGATTTACCGAACCCACGAAAACAGCGAAGCACCGCGAGATTCCCGCGATGCTCCAACCAGTGACAGGCGCGATAGTGGCAGTCCGGAACGTCCCAGTTCATCCGCTCCGCCCACATTAAAAAGAAGGCGAGGAACGAAATCATTTTTTGCCTTTCTGCAGGCGCGCGATAATGGCGGCCGCTTCGCGCTCAGCCTTCGATACCTGCTGCCCCAGCGCAAAGGCTTCATCATCCTGTCCTGGGTTATCTGAAGGCGTACCACCGCGCGTCTGCATGCCAATAAGGGAATGCACCTTAATCAGCAGCGTCAGCGAAGCCGCCGCGTTCTTCATGCCCCAGTATCGATCGCCGCGCTCATCTTTGGTCAGTTCGCTGGGTTTCTTCCCCGCCCCCGGCCAGTTGTCCGGATCGGCTTCTTCGAGCACCACGTCAGTGAGTTTATCGCTCAGCGCGGTAAGGCGTGTTTTGTAATCCTGATGCATAAAAAAGCCCCGTAGTGAATACAGGGCTATGATGACGCGGGTTTAAGGTCGGAATCCCGACCGATTACCGCATACCGGGGTCCACCTGGTTAATCAGGGGTGCGATCCAGAACAGGTTATTACCCGGCAACAGCGTACGCACATTGTGCAGAACCCGATCGCCGGCATCCCCATTCAGCACGCCAGCGGTCACGTCTGTGACGGTATCGAGCAGGCCAAACGTCGGGCCGAGCGCAGAGCCGATAAAACCACGGCTGGCGTAACGAGACTGCGTGCCGGTGCCAAGCAGCGCCCCCAGCCCGACCATACCGCCGGAAGCTTTTTCCGCCATGTTGTTATATTCCATCAGCGGGCCGAGAATACCGGATCGGTCAACGCCTTCAATCACCAGTTTTTCAGGAGACCAGTCCACCTCTTTCCCTTTGGCTGCTTCTTTAAGTGCGTACGTCAGCGCGCCCAGGCCGATCTGGAATGCAGTACCGTAGTAGAACTGCGCAGTACCTTCCTGCAAACCGCCCAGCGTGGCGCGGTTATAGGATGCGGTCGCAAACGATTTGAACTGGAATACCGTTTTGCCAAGCGGCGTACTGGCCCACAATGGAGTATCACCAATACCAGGAGTAATAACGGTATTGTTAACGTCTTTCAGAACAGCAGACTGAAATACACCAGCCACGTGCTGATCGTCCCATTTTTCAAAATTACCGATATGCCAGCCGTCGATAACCTCGCCATGTTTCTGAAACTCGCTACGAATACGCGTGGCCATATTGTCGTTAATGCCAAGTTTCGCCAGGCGACGACCAGCGAACGCACCGGACAGAATGCCGTCAGACGTGATCATGCCGTTAACCGATTTGTTCATGTCGTCGAAATGTCCCATCAACGTGAGCTTGCCGAACACATCAGTAACTCGCTCCATACCCGCTTCCACCGCCGTAGTACGTGCGGAACTGTCCACCAGATCGCCCATCGTACGCGCGCGGGTGTGCAGGATGGTTTCCAGCCCCACGGCCATCTTTTTCTGTTCGGCTTTGCTGGCAACCCACGCAGGAGATTTAGATATCATAGCGCCATAGCCGCGCGTAATATTGCGGAAGCCGTTCACCATTACGCCACGGGCCAGATCCGGTATTGCGGATACCGTCATACCGCCCAGTTTGGTGACAAAGTTAGCGCTACGCAGAAACGCACCAGCGCGGACAAAAAACGACGACGGGTCGTCAGGCATGCCGTATGCGCCGACAAGACGGTCGCGCAGCGCGGTAATATCGCGCAGATCGTTATCGCGGGCCTTTGCCAGTTTTGCCTGGTCTTTGGGGCGGGAACGCATCAGCGCGTCGTATTCGTCCTGGATATCCTTAAGCTGCTTTTCCAGCGTCTTATTGCCAAAGGTACGGGTGAGCTCCACTTCGGCGGATGCTTCGCGAATATGGCGCTGCAGGACATAGTTGGCATCGCTCTCCAGATAATCTTTCATCAGGCGATCGGGAACACTGAGCGTACGGCCTTTGGTGCTGCCAGCGGATTTAACCATAAACACATTGGCGAAATCCTGCGGAATTTTTGCGCCCACGATTTTGTTAATGGTGGCATCCGCCGTGATCTCGGCCTCTTCTCGGGACATGGTTTTCTCGCCGCGCGACCACCAGTCCACCAGCATATCGCGGAACTTATCGCGCTCGTTGACGATTTTCCCTACCTTGTACACGCGCGGGAAATAGCTGGTCTGCCCGATAGCTTTAAGCTCTTCATCCGGCGGTAACAGCCCCAGTTTTTGCTGTGCCACCTTCACACGGTTAACGACGGTGCGCATGGCCTGCGCCGTTTCTTGCACCACGGGGTTAGCATGCACATCGCCGCTACGCATGGCGTTGCCGACTTCCTCCCGGAACGATGCAAAGCTCATATCGCCGCCATCCGATTTATATTTTGCGTATGCCTGTTTGTTAGTTACCACCACCGCAGCTTCTTCCCTACGCCACCCACGGACGCGGGTTTCCGCTGCAACGGGCGTTTCAATACCCCGCGCGTTTCCCTCGAGAGTGAAGTTATTCTCTGCCAGTTCCAGCGCCGTACGGCGTGCTGTTTTCGACGGTGACTCCATCAGGCGGGTGATCGGCGTCAGGTAGCTACCTGCCCTACGCGCGGCCTTTCCGAGTGGCCCACCAGCAACCGGAGTTAAATCTTCGAGTGTCGCTTCGCTGATCCGCGCCGCGCCAATACTCCCGCCGTCAGGAAGCGAGGCTGCTGCGGTATCCACCGGCGATGTGACGCGCATATTATCCAGCGCCTCCGCAACTTCCCGCGTGGCCGCATTTTTTACCGAAGGCGTGAGCATGGTTCCGGCGCTGGCAAAAACACCGCTCATCAGCGCGCCGGCGGCGACGTGTGCGGCGCTCTCACCCCACGTACGTGTTATCTGCTGGTTGTTGAGCGCAACCTCACTCAGCGCGGTACCCGCAGCGCCAATAGCGACCTGTGAACTGATACGCGCCAGTGCACCGCCTTGCGTACCGGGAATAAACATCGATGCGACAGTTACCGGATCGACAACCCCGGCGGCGATGCTGGCTAACACACCCTCGCCCCCCGCCTCGGACAATACGCGACGGTCCTCGTTTTCGTCATCAATCTGCTGTTTCAGCCAGGCGGTTTCTTCCGGCGAACGGGAATCAGCGAACGCGGATCCCCACTGTTCGTAACCATGCAGTTCGTTTTTATCCATATACGGGTTGTAACCCTCCGCCGGTTCAAACTGTTTAGACGGGCGGAACATATCGCCCAGCAGGTTATTCTGGCGGAATGCCGCGCCCCAGACAGAAGGCTCCGGCTGCTGTGGCTCTGGGTTTGCCCCTTCAGGAAGAGGAACATCAAAGCCTGTCGGTTCGGCCAGCACGTTGCCCGACGGGGTAAATCCGTTATTCAGTTCATCAGGTGCTGCGTAGACTGGCATCAATTTGCCCCCCCGCCATAAATAAACTTAGGTACGCTGTTAATGCGTTCGTTATGCAGCCGCTTGTACTGCTCATCCAGCGCACGATGCTTGTCTTTAAACCCACGGATAGCCTGACCGCGCGTAATTTCTTCCTGGTCACGCTGTTCACGTTCCTGCTGCATTTTCTTGTACGGTTCCCATTCTTCAAGCGACGGTTTCCAGCGCATGGGGCGACGATGCTTATCGTAATACGGCTGCACTGCCTCGATACCATCTTTATCCTTCGTTCGCACCATGATGGCGTAATCCCCCTGGCGGGATGTCAGCACGTCGGGAGTAATCTCCAGTTCACCACCGATACGGCTTTCAGGCGTTTTTGTCTCAACTACAGGGGCGTTACCTGACGTGATCCCGAGCTGCGTCGGACTGGTGGTTATTGTCTCCTGGCGGTCGCCGTACATAAGCAGCTCTTTTTCGGCTTTCCACTGTGCCGCCTGCCAGCCTGATGGGCCGTAGTTATAGAGCGCCTCCGGCGCGTACTTCATGAATTTAGCGTCGCCGTTCACCTCGCTGATACTCCAGGTGCGGGCTACCTGCTGGTTGGTCATTTTCTTCGCCGCATCGGCGTTACCGCCAGTGGTGCGATAGTTAATGTCATACAGCGCCTGATAGTCATTACGGAAGCGCGCCGCTTCTGGAGTCTGGTCATCCGCAGACGGATCCCGGCGGAACCACTGCGCCATGCTGCTGGCAGCAGAGTCCATCGCCTTGCTGCGATCCTTTTTGTACTCTTTAGTGCCCTGTGCGGAGGCCAGTTGCGCTTTAAGCGCGTCGGTCTGGTTGTATGTCAGGTTCTGCGCCTGCTCAATGGCCGTGTCAGAAGACATACCGGAATCAGTAAGCTGTTTGACCGTCAGATAAAAACCCTGCATATCCTTCGGCATGTCGCCGACAGACGCAGGATCTGTATCGTACAGTCGGTTGAACAGCTCCGCCCCCTGCCGTACTGCCTCAGGACTACGGGCGCGCGAAATGGCAGAAAGCTGTGTTGTCACCTGTGACGGGATAATGCCGGTCTGCGCCACCTGCTGCACGATGCCGTCGTGCGTGGTGGCATCATTAATACGGAAGCTCTGCGCGGTATCGGTCGCATCAGCGGCTTTCTGCATGGATTTGTTCGACGGGTCGAGTTTCTCCCCCATCGACAACGCTTCGTTGAAGCGACGAGCGTCACGCTGTGCCTGCATAGCTTCATTACTTTTTTGTACCAGCGCGCCCAGTTTGCCGTAAGCGTCGAGTTTCAGTGCATAGTCCGGGTCATTGGCCTGAGGCTTCGCCTTTGCCAGTTCTTCCTGTTGTTCGGCGGGGGATACGTACTGGATAGCCTGAAAGATACGGGCGTTATCGATGGCAATATCCAGTTGTTTGACCTTCTGCTCCCCCTCTTCTCCCCAGGCTTGCCTGATCGTTCCCTCGTCCAGCATGGCATCTGGGATGTCTCCATTATTTAATTGTGCCAATGTGTTATCGAAAACAGGCTCAACCTGTTCGCGTAAGGCTTTCCTCTGCTCGCGAAGCTGAGACTCTGCAATATTATCGACTTTATAAACAGATACCGGATCCAGCCCGGTTTTATTTTTACGGTACCGGGACAGCCAGCCGCGCGTTTCGGTTGGGAGTTTACTGATAAACTCCGCCTCGGAAATCTCACCCTTACGCGGGTCACCTACTTTCTCGATCAGATTATCAACATTACCCATACCCCAGTTATACGCGGCCCCGGCCAGCGTTTCAGAGCCGTATTTACCGTACAACTGGTTAGCGTAATCGCTCGCCAGCAGCGCGTTCTGCTCTTCGTCAGCCGGGTTATATTCAACACCGCGTTTTGCAGCCAGTTCTTTCCCCGTGTCAGGCATTAACTGGTATTTACCCTGAGCGCCCGCCCTGGATGTCAGAATGCTGCCATCAGGTTTAAAATGTTTACCGCCGGACTCAACAATGCTGATTGCTCGCATATCCATGCCGCCGCTGTCTTTAACGGGGAACTCACCGTTAAGCCAGCCCTGCGGATTGGTAACCGCATAGTTTTGCGCGCGCTGTTCCAAAGCGTTTAAATCAGCGGATGAAATAGCCTGCGCTATCTGTTCTGCTGACCATCCCTGTGCCTGCCCGTAAAGTTCAATCGAATGCTTACGCGCCCCCCGTGCCAGTGCTGCGGCTTGTGGATCGTCGTATGCGTTGGCTTCCTGCTGAACAGACGTTTTTACCGTGGTTTCAAACTGATTTTGCTGTGCTGTCGCTGTCTGAGCACGTTCGAAAGTATTGTAGGTGCTAAATCGCTTAACCTGGCTTGCCTTCCACTGTGCGTCAAAATAGTCCAGTTGGCTGGGCGGAATTTTTTTGCGGGCCTCCTCATAGTCCGACGCATCAAGTTTATCCATATCTGCGCCAACACCCGTAGAGTTAAACCCCTGTCTGGTGACCAGGGCACCTGTTTCCGGGTTTTCCCATCGATCTGTTGATTTGGCATAGAGATCATTTAACGCCGCCTGCGTCGCTGCAAGGTCTTTCTTATTCTGTTCTGCCTGTATTGCATCCGACACATTTCCCAGCGATGCGCCAACACGTGAAAGGGCCGCACCGACAGCTCCAACATTTCCCTGAGAGATTCGCCCGGTTGTTGCCTGCGGCGTAAGGTTGCCGAAATTACCCGTTGGTATACGCATTATCGTTTCCACCCGCTATACATCTGAGATCCCGAAGACAGCAAAGAACTACCCGCATTCATCATTCCGGCTTGCTCCGCTTTTTTACCGCTGATCACGTCCGCCTGTGCCTGCGTACGCATCCGGTTAGAGCTGTTGACACCATTAAGAATGGTTGTGTAAGCATCCTGTTCAGCGTCACCCGCAATACCTGATGTGACACGCAGCGCGGTACCAGAATCTGTTTCAACACCGGACGCGCCAAAAGCGGATGTTGCCTGTGATGCCTGTTGCGCTCCCTGCTGACGAATACGCTGCGCCTGCACTTTGGCTGCAGCGGTATTGGCATCCGCATCTGCTTTTGCCTGCGCAGCGTTGTAATTCGCCGCCGCTTTTTCATCCTGCCCCTGTTTCATTGCGCCAAGCGCAGACACAGCCGCAGCCGCCAGAGCAACCCACGCCATTATTTACCTCCTGAAAATACAATGCCGACGTGCTTAAGCCCGAGACGCTCATACATTCGTCCGGTACGTTCTTCATCAATGCCCGTCGTGATCCCCATGTCGATCTGGTCAACATCTTTTGACTTCGCCCAGGAGATGTACTCTTTTGCCAGGCGGTAACCGGCTAACGTTCCGCGATGAGCTTTTTCAACATAAAGCCCCAGTTCGTACGAAATCGTCGCATCGGCAAAGTAGTGTTCGGTAACAACCGCAGCGATCGCGCCGATGATAGCTCCGTCTTTTTCCGCCACAGCGACCATACCGTCGGGGGAATCGATCAGGCGACGTAACAGAGCAGAAAACTTGACTCCGTTGTATGGCAACGTCCGGTACCGGGATTCCTGGTGCATAATTTCCGAAAGTCGAATAATTTCCGGGATATCTGCGGTGCTGGCTGGTCTGATCATGTTTAGCCCCCGTTACTGGTGAACGTGAAAATAATGGCGAGGATATGGAAAGGCAGCGGCTGACGCTGTTGAATAAGCAGAGAATCTTCGCCGCGTTCCCAGCCGAGCTTTCCCCAGTAGTGATCGCCGGTGAACAACGGCGCGGGCTTATCCAGGACCTGCGGTCCGAAGCGACGGAACGGGATAACCTGACCGTTACACTCTGCGCCGGTAGTCTCAAGAAAACGCATGGTCACTTCGCTGGTCCGTTTTTTCGCGTTCTGCGTTGTGCCTTCTGACGTGGCGACTTCCGGCGTTAGCGTCTGGATTGTGGTTTCGTAATGCAGGCCAGCTTCGATTGATTTCGCTTTTCGGGTTAGCGTGATTTGACCGCCAGAAACTACCGCCTGCGGCATAACGGAACCATCCGCAACCACATCAATGGTTTTCCCCTCGAGGTGGGCGAATCCAGTCCATGTAGTGGCGCCTCCGGTACTCGTTCCTGTTACGGCGGAATCGGTACGCAGGGTACTGTCCAGAACCTCAACAAAGCGTACCGTCTGCCCGTTCACCTCACGGCGAACCAGTACATAAACCACATCGTCAGTATCGGAAGGGATACTGGTGACAGATTCGAAAGCGCCATCGGTGGCATGGCGTGACCATGCGATCACATCCTGCGTACGGTCTATCGCCATTGATGCCGCTGAACCATCCTTACGCGCTATCCACACGAACGGATCCGGTTGCTGCTGATATGCCATGTCGCTGATACCGCTGGCCGTAATGTGCTCAGCCAGCACCGTCATATCATTGGCGGTGTACGCAACAAATGAATCGGGATCGTACGCTGCTGCGTAAAGCTTTCGACCGGCTCGTTGCACAAACATAATTTCGGTACCGACACGGATCGGACGGATATTATTACAGCCGTATGGACTGGGGTTTTTAACCGAAATATTGGTCGGAGTGATAGCGGATTCATTGCCCGCAGTGATCGTAAACTCACCGCCATAGGTCAGCGCTATAAGGGTGTTCATCTGTGCCAGATGCACAATAGGATTGAGTTGATCAGAAGACAGCGTAAAGCTCATAGCGTTATCGTCGTCTGTTCCCAGCTCGAACGACAGATAAACACCGGTTTCACTGAACCAGATCGTTTGTGGAAAACGCGGAGAACCGGCCAGAACCAGACGCTGCTGATACAGCGTAACTGCGCCGGGGTATCCCATACTGCCACCCCAGACGGAATCCTCACGTGTCCACGCGCCGGGTGATGCAGCCTGTGTAGCAGAAAGTACCTTGCGGATGGTTCCAACGGCCTTCTGTGAACTGGTTATGCTGTCAATCAGCACCAGCCCTTCATTGATGCGGACATAAGAACCCACATCTGCTGACACCCACCCGGCCCCTGTGAGCGTACCGTCACTACCTGCAGGCGGTTCGTCGTCGCTGAGGGTGAGCGTAACTTCTGAGCCGATAAATTCTTTGACGGAGGGCTTACACCACTTCTGCGGTGTATCACGAATCTCGTCGAATGGTTCAACAATAAACGGTGCCGGCTCAAGTACCCAGTTTGTCTGTCCGAGGCGTTGCAGACGTTGTGGCGGGACATTCTCATGCGCCAGAAACATGGTGTCAGCGCCCTGCACATAATTCACATCTGGCAACATAGCGGCGGTGTAGGGACTGGCAATTTCATACGGCGTATTGTCGCTGTTGACCACCTGCTTACCATTCTGAAATACGCGCATGTAACCGTCGCCAAACTCCAGAACGTACGCCTGTGAGCGATTGAACACGTAAGGGATAAGGCGGGCTGTTTTGTTGCCGAATTTCGCAGCGGCCGCAAATCGCGTACCCGGTCGGCGCACTACCCCACCCTGAACCACAACAACGCCATTCTCGATCACTTTGGCACCGTTGGCATAACGTGCAATATCAACACGTCCCATCAGACGGGGGGACAACTCACCGGCGGTAAAATTGGTTTTTATCAGATTAGCGCGCATGTCAGAACCTCGATTCCAGCGTGGGATAACCGTCCAGCGTTTCCGGTGGTTCCTCCTGCCCGTCGATAGATTTAGCCTGGCGCAGCAGGTAAGCCGCTTCCTGGGTCAGCGTGTCGCGCAGACTGGTGGATCCGGTGACCGCATAGGCAAGTTTCGCCTGCATGGTGGCTTCGGCAACGTTCACAAGCGCTGCGTCCCACGTGGATTCGTCTTCATTGCGGAAGACATAGCGCAGCAGTACAGCGTTGACGTTTGCCAGCAGTTTGTTGCCCTCAATGCGGTACGGAATATCATCCTGTGGCTCACCGATGGACAGAACGCGGATTAAATCGCCGGGGAGAGAAAACTGGTATCCGAACCCAAAAATCGGGGTGTCGCTGACAGGGGAAAGAACAACGCGCTTAATGGCGCAGTTCCACGGATGCGCGCGCAACAGGTTATTGCGAACGGTCGGATAAAGGTTTGAGCACAAGCGGGCGTGGTCGGTATCTTCGACAAAATCGTTGATTGGATGCGCACCCAGCGCCAGCAGTGCGTTTGAACAAATCGAGACGCTCGACGTCATGGTAATACCTCAGATGGAAAAAGGCCGGGGGTTACCCCGGCAAGTACACCAGCGGCATTAAGCAACAAAATCGATGGCGACGACTTTCTTCTCGTTGGCACGACCTGCACCGTAGGACGCATCAACAGAGATCTGAATGGTGTTGTTTTTATCGCGGCGCGGGCCGATATCGACGTTATACTCAGCGCCGGTACCGAAATGCACAGCGGATTTACACCACGCAGCTGCGGTTTTGGTGGTTACAGCTGGGTCACCTGCGGTCGCAGAGTCCAGCTTTTCGTAAGCCAGCCAGTTAAAGCCCAGCCACTTGGAAGACACCGCGCCTTCCTGGAGCATTTTCACCGCCATAAAATCAGCAGAAGTCAGCGTGGTATCGCTGAGGATCTGCGTCAGCATGTCGGCGTTGTACGTCATGTACAGCTCTTCGCCGTTCTGCTCGTCACACTCGTTACGGCGGAACATCGCTTTCGCGGCGATCAGCTTGGCCTTGGTCATACCTGTGCCACCCGCAACGATTTTCTGCGCAGCCGGGAGAGCAACCGGAGCGTATGCGCCGTTGTTCTCTGTCTTACGCAGAACGGTATCGAGCAGCGCGCGATAGATAACATCGTCTTTTTTGCGGTTGGCTGCTGCCAGGGTGAGTTGCAGATACGGCCCCTGCGGGTCAGCGATCAACTTGCGCAGGTCGCGTTTTTCAACCGGGACGAATACGCCATAGTCAGCCATCAGCGCATTACGGGTACCGGCTTCCGGCACATCCCAGACGGTGTCACCGAAACGCGTGGTGATCTGCGTCATTTCGATGGTGCCCATGTCGTTGATGGTGAACGACGCACCGGTAATCATTCCACGATCGTTTACCGCAGCCTGCAGGCGGGAATCCTTCTGCTGTGAGGCAATTTCAAAGGAATCATGAAACTGCGTTACAAACGCTGCGGTGATCATGTTTTTGTTAGCATCAAAAGCCATGACAATCACTCCAAAAATTATCGCCTTGCGGGGTGTCGGTTTCCCGGCCCGAATATCACAATGCGACTGGCGCTTACGCACTGCGGGAAAAATCAGGTATCCGGCGTCCCCGCCGGGCTGGTTGTGGGGAGATTGTTAGCGAGATGCGCGGTCGGAATCCCGACCAAATGAAAAAAGCCAGCAATTAGCTGGCCTTTGGGTGGGGAATTACAACTAGCTTGATTCGTGCAGGCGCTGTTTCAACAGATAACCTTCCAGCATCCAGATTTTATTAACCGCGTTTTCACGGGCAATTTTACGCCCGATCTCAGGGTCGAAGTTTTCAGGGCTGGCACAGGCGCTTTCGCCAGTCACAGTAAATCCGTTGCGCAGCACCAGAACGCAAATGGTTAAAAGGTTTAACGTTGGGCTGCAAGCATCCATCGCCGATTTATCGGGCCATGCATCTTGAATCTTTTCACCAACATTCAAATAATGGCACTCAGAAATAATATCTTCGACATGCTGCGGCGTTACACGCGGCGCGGTTAAGCCTTTGGCCTTAATTTGCTGCTCGATATCTTTGTCGCTCATCGGTCTTTCCTCGATTTAAGTTGTCGTGACATGTCACGCTACGGACTGATCGCCGTAGGTTTTCTGGTAGAACGCTTTGACCTGGGCGGATACGCGTTCGTGATCAGCGTGTTTCGGGTCCATATACGCCGGGGATTTCATCAGGTCGCGAATGGTCTGCTGCTCTGCGAGATTAATTTCGCCGCCCGCTGGCGCGTCTTCCTGCATTTCCGCGCCCACTTTCGCCAGCATGCGAATGACCATAGGGTTATTGCCGATCGCGTTGATATCGTCGCCCTGCTCTGCCAGTTGCGTAAACGCGCGGTAAGCCAGGCCGATATTCTTTTTAAAATCCGCGTCTGTCTTCCAGACTTCACGCAAAGACGTGGTGGCCGCTTCGGCATCCAGTTCCGCCGAACCAGTGGCAATCTGCTGGGCGTTCTTCACGTACTCGCCCAGGATAAAACTCATTTGGTCATTGGTAATGCCTTTGGCATGAGCAGCTTTCAGAAAGTTTTGGGTGCCGGGGTCGGCTTTAAACTCATCCCACTTAAAACCCTCGACGTCTACCTTTGGCGCATACTCATCTGATGTTTTCGGCGCCGTGCCGATGCTCCCCATGCGCTTCTCCAACGCGACATGAGCCTCCGCCAGCTTACGGGCTGATTGCTCAACGTTAAGCGCACCATCTTCGCCACTGACACGGTATTTTTCCGGTAACCAATCATTCGCGCCCGGTTCGCTCGCGCCGGTGCTGAGTAAAGAATTACCAGAAGGATCGCCAGCCCCCGGATTATTACCGCCATCGTTACCACCTCCGTTCCCGCCGCCTGGCTGTTCTGCACCCGGTTCGGCATTCATGAATAAGTGTTTAAGCTTCCACATCGTCTTCAACTCCATCGGCTTTGTTGATTTCGCGCAGGATGAAATCCAGTACGGATCGCTGCCCTGCCCGGTAACATGTTTCACGGTCGCCCTCGGTACCGCCGGAGACATATGCCTCACGCCCGAAGCGGCGGGTTAGTGCTTCAAGCACCTGCTGACCACCAGGCATTTCCTCGAAAACGCGTTTGAAGTCAGCGGGGGTTACCTGTTTTTTCATCAGCCACCTGCCAGTTGTTTGCCTAAGGCAGCGCCAGCGGTCTGGCCTGCTGCACCCGCCGCCTCACTTCCTGCCTGCATCATCAACGCCTGCTGTTGGGCGTCAGCCTGTTCTTTACGGCGACGTTCGCGCAGGTCTGCTATCGCATCCGTTGAGCGCATGACTTTAGCCGGTACGCCCAGCGCCTCACCCACAACGCGACTCGCTTCGTCGCTGTCCATGTTGTCCGTGACATCCGGGAATATTTGGGCCAGTTGCATGATGTTCTGGCCGTAACGTTCGATTGCAGTGACGTCCTCCAGCTGCTGCGCGCGTGCCAGCGGGGAGATGTAGCGTACGTTGAAATTCGCGTTCTGGAGGCTTTCAGGCGGTTGTGGGAATACCCCGGCGCGGAAGGCAATGCCGAAACAGCGCACAACCAGCGGTTGCAAATACTCAGCCTGGAAGCGTCCATAGACCGGGCCGAGCAACTGGCGGATAAGTGCAACGCGCACATGCACTTCCGTGGCGGTCATAGCCGGTCCGTCCTGCGGCTGGAGCTGGTCGGCCATCATGATCTTGCGGATAGATGCCTGCAGACGTTCTTCTGCGGTGAATGCAACGTTGAAGTCCGCGCCAGTCAGCAAAGGTTTCATGCTGTCGGTGCTGTTCGCCACGATGATGCGACGTGGACCAACCTTGACCGTGCGCGGGTTGAGTACGCCATCGTCTTCGGCGATCCACATGCCGGAGATAGCCAGGTCCTGCGCGGCCTTCTCCATGCGTTTGGTTTCGTTCAGCTCTTTGCAGTCAGGCAGCGCGTCGTACACCGGGCCGATACCGTACGGACCACCGGGGATTTTCATCCAGCGCGGAACGCAGCAGGGAAATTCGTGATAACCGGATTCGCGCACAACGCGCTTATTGCTCACATCGATGTTGAACGATGCAAAACGCATGTTCTTCGCCATGCGGGCGTTAACGAGATAGGTGTCACGCGGGAAGATGCAGTGCAGGAAATCGAATTTGTCATCGGGTTTTTTCTTCGCCGCGTCGAGGATTTTCTCGCTGACATTATCCCTGCCAAACTCTTTGATGGCCTGCTCTGCCGTGAGCTGGTAGCGGCGGTATATCGTGTCCACGATGCCATCCTTGCGGGTGGACGTGACAAAGCACTGCGCCAGCGGCCACTGCTGGAACATGAAGCCGCCCTCTTCGCGGTCTTCGTCGATGTACAGCACGAACCAGCCCGCGCATACTACATCGAGATTGGCCTCGTATCCTTCCGCGTCGAAGTTGGCAGCGTGGATATTTTCCCACACCAGCGTTGCGCACTCAGACAGCCAGGCTTTCGCATCGTCCGGAAGCGACTCGCTGTCGAGGTTCAGCCACTGCGCGTTTGCCGGGGTCATGCCGGACATGAGCGCAGACGCCAGCATGCGGGCGCTGTCGGTGGCTGTGCCATCCAGTAGCTTAGCCACCTTGTGTTTTGCGCTCTGGGCGTCGAGCACCTCATCAGAGAATCCCGCGCCGCGCAGCGGATAGGTGTAGTCATAGCACTCGCGCCAGACGCTTTCGTGTTGCTGGCGGTTTGCTTTCAGCGTGTCAGAACGCTTGATCAGCTTTACGGCGAGTTCATCCATCAGTTACGCCCCCAGTGAACGTTTTGTTCCGGATGCCGCAGCACCGGAGCCGAGCAAAGAGGTGCCGGAATCGTCCGTTCCGCCTGCGCCACTTGCCAGCAGGGAAGAACCCTGTTTACGTTTCTTGCGTGCTGCTGCGTCAGCGTTAGCCGCTTTGGCTGCTGCGTTCGCTGCTGCATCGGCTTCCGCCTGTGGATCCGTGGTCTGGACGTCGGGCGTTTTGTCCTTAGCCCAAAGACCAGCTGGATCCAGTATTTTTTTAGGGTCAAATCCGCCACACATAGCGATTCTCCTTAGCCTGGTACGTGCCAGCCGTGTTCAGTCAGCACGGGCTTACCCGTCACCGGCTGGCGCTTGCCCTCTTCGTTCGTCACGTAGCCGTGCGGCGCAGCGGGTGCCGCCGTGGTGGCCTTTTTAACGAGTTCGAGGAAATCAATGCAGTTGGTCAGCGGGTTACCGACCAGGTCGGTGAAGGCGTAATCTTCAAAGCGAGCGATGATAGCCGCGCCCTGTTCGTTGATGGTTGTCAGCACCGTATTGCGCTCATTAAGCGCTGCGTCGTCGAGCAACTCACCAACGCGCTGCTGAACGGTCTGTTCGTCTGCACGTGGTGCATCTGCCTGCGGTGCGGAATCCTGCCCGGGGACTTCAACGGTTTTCTTCTGTCGTGCCATTGTGATGGCTCCTGTCGATGATGGAGCCGTAAGTGTGAAACGGGGTCGCGGTCGGGATCCCGACCAAATGGAAGATTTGCTAAAAACAGGGCCTATTTAACATAATGACCGTTACACGCCCCGGCGAAAGTGGACTCATAACGGATTCAGCGTAAAGGGGTTATTTGTTGCGGTTTGCTGGCGGGAAATGGTGAAAATGGACTGCATAAATCGTGCATAAAACAGGGCAGTTTTTGCATAGCGTTTTTTATCATTGAACGCCCCGTTTTTGCAGGTTTTCATTGCGGTAATCGCTTTGTGCGCCAGGCGTAAACGAAACGCCTTGATGTGACCTGCGCAGGCAGTTCGGAGCGCGGGCGTTGCGTTACGTAGCACCAGAAATCTATCAGCGCTTCACCTGTGTGATGGTTCGGTGCTGCGCCCTGCTTCCAGCCGATGATAGCAGACTTTGACACGTCCAGCTCTCTGGCAATCTCCTGCAGGGGAATGCCGCTGCGCGTGATGTCGTTAATCACCCGGAACCAGTCTGTTTTGAACGTTGCGACAACTGGCATAGATCACCTCGCAAAACGCGCGCACGCGCGAGCATAGAGAGCAATTTTATTGAGCTGCTGGCGCTCGTTAATCGCCGTGATGGAATCAAATCGTGTTTGCATATCGCTACCCGCAATAAATTACATGTTCGCCCTGTACCAGCCTGTACCCACCTGTACCAGCTCTTTTCAAACCTTTCCCCCAAACGACTTATATATATATATGGGGTTCTTAGTAATTAGGTTGGTACAGTTGGTACAGTTGGTACTGACGTTTAAATTCAATTAGTTAAAATGTACCAACCTCTATTTTGAGGTTGGTACAGGTTGTGACACTGCCTCGAATATGCGAGTCATTTTCCCGTCAACACGACGCTGAACGCGCTTATATCCGCAATTTTGCAAAACATTACTAATTCGCATTTCTTCGCGTTTTCCGATGCGGTCGGGATTTAAGCCAATCGCATCGCGCATAACGTCACTAGCGCGTAAAAATTCGCAATTTCGCGGAATGTCGTTAGTCATCAGGTCTGGCGTGTCGAGCCATTTCTCGACCGTTTCGAGCCAAGCGTCCTTAATGGTGTACTGCTCATGGACATTTACGCCGAGGCGCTCAGCATCGCGGAACTGGATACCGCCAAGCCGCTTAAACGTATCGCGGGCCTCAGCCCACAGCAGCAGCAAATCGCGCTTAATGGCCTGCACATCGACGCTGGAGACCTCGACAGGGAGCCAGCGACGGTTACCGGTCTTGTCAGCGAGGAACTCGTCTTCGTTGGTGGTACCGATGAACACCAGGCGACGCGGGAACTGGGTAGCGAACTCGCGGTATTTGGGGATCCAGTTCTCATGCGTACGCGTCACGAATGCCTTAATGCTTTCCAGCTCTTTGGTATTGAGGCCGCGCAGCTCGCCAATCTCCGCCACCAGACGCCCACGCATCTTGCGTGCTAGGTCGTCGTCTTTCTCAGCGAACGATATCTCGGTGAAGAACGCCGGATCGGGTGATAAAGCCTCAACGCCGGACGATTTGCCGCAGCCCTGCGGGCCGACCAGGATCGGCACCATATCGGCTTTGACGCCGGGCTCCAGTACCCTGCCCGCCAGCGCCGTCCACATATACATGGACACCGCGCGGGTGTATGGCGTGTCGGCGGTACCGAAGTGCGTATGGTAGAAAGATTCAATGCGCGGTACGCCGTCCCACTCCAGCCCGTTCAGCCAGGTAGTCGCCGAATCGAATGGCTGTTCGTCAGCGGCCAGCAGAACAACGTCGCGAATGAGCTCGCGCCCGACGGGTTTAAAGCCACGCTTTTCCATCGTGATGCGCAGGCGCGCATAATCTGCATCGGTGAACGCCTGCCACTGGCCGGAGCCTGCCTGGGCGAACATGATTTCATCGCGGAACTGGTCAAAGCGGATATCGATGTCAACAAAGTCAGAACGCACAACGGCTTTCGCCGCGTTGCTGATGGTGGCCTCAATGCGGCCCCACTTATCGCGCTCGAACGCCGGCAGAGGTAACGGCTCGGCTACTTCGGTACCGGTCAGGTCTTCGAAATCGTCGTTGCGGATCCCGATGGCATTAAGGAAATCGCCGTCATCGCGGTGCGCGCAACTGGCGTGCAGACATTTGAAATGCCCCTGCTCAAAGCCAGCGGTACCGCCCGGGAAGTAAACCGTGCTCGTCGGGTCGCCGCCGGTGCTGTGGCCATCCTCGAACGGGCAGCGGATGTATCGCTCACCATTCGCGCCGTCGAGCAGCGTCCAGCCGTTCGCGTCCAGATAATCCGCTGTCTCATCCGTGGCGCCGGGCATGAACGTTGAGCGGTCGCGCATCTTCGTGCTGCCCGCTTCGGTGGTGACCGATACAGGCAGCTCATCAGCCAGGCTCTGCCACAGCGTCTCGAGCTGGTCAGCAGTTATGGCTGGAGGTTCATCCGGCAGACCGCCATCCCATTCAATACGTGCGCCGCTGCTGTGTGTACCACATGCGACGAACTGCTGCCCGTTCGCCAGTAGCTCAATAATGCCAAGCTCGCCCTCGAGGCGGTGGATGCGCTTACGGAAATCGCCGTCAACACCCAGCAGGTACAGACATTTGTTGCTGTTGGCGCGCCAGCGTCGCGGCGGCAGCTCGCCAAGCAGCTGCACCAGCGTCTTGCGAATATCGGCCTGGATGTCTTCGTCTTCGCTGTCGCAGTCCAGCGCCAGCCAGCCGAAGCCGGTGCGCACACAGATGCCGTAATCAGGCTCTTTCGACCAGCGGGCAAAGTCGCGTTCCGTTACGACGTGCTCGGTCCAGTCCTTGATCCCGGTAGCCAGGCGGTCGCGGTTATACAGGCTCGGCGTCTTGCCAAGCGCTTTCAGTTTACTGTTGGGGGATATCGTCGCACCCGGGTTGCACACGACCGGCAACAGCTGGTCAGTACGCCCCAGCACCAGATCGAAGTGGAACCATTCGTCAGGCGTCGCCCCCCAGTTCTTTTTCTCTGGCATGGGTTACGCCTTTTTATCGTTTTGTGAGCCGTGCAGCAGCCAGTTAGGGTCGCAATCGAGCGCAACAGATATCTCAATAATGTAACGGGGGCGGGAGATAACACCGCTTTCGATTCTGTTAATTGCCTGCTGACTAACCCCTGTTAGCTCAGCCAGCGTGACCTGCGTCATTTTAAGCTCTTTACGTCGCTCTTTTAATCGGGTTGCCAGAGTCATAGTTATCACCTCATACAATTTTAGTGGTATTTAGCAACAACCAATGATGTTTGTCAAATACAACAAAAATTGTATTTAATAGTGGGAGGTCATAATTTCAACTATTACAAGGTACTAAAAATGTCTCTCGCAGCACGCTTCAAATCCCGCCGTCTTGAACTCGGAATGACACAAGTAGAGGTCGCAAACTCTGCTGGGGTCAGCCAACAGTCGATTGAATCCATTGAAAGCGGACGAACAAGAAAGCCGCGCAACCTTCTCGATCTGGCTAAGGCATTGCAGTGCAATCCAGACTGGCTTTTGAACGGAAAAAACATCATGCCACTGGCAGAAATAAGCACCAGGCGGATTCCTGTTTTAAGCTATGTGCAGGCAGGTGAATTAACAGAGGCGAGAGACGTGACCGATCTGACTGGAGAACTCGAATATGTTCTGGCGGATTCCGACGTACCGGAAACGTGCTTTGCCCTTCGCATTGATGGCGACAGCATGCAACCTGAATTTAAAGAGGGGGATATTGTAATCATCGACCCCGATCTGTGCCCTATGCCTGGAGAATTTGTTGTAGCCAAGAATGGCGGACACGAAGCCACTTTTAAGAAATACCGTCCGTTAGGGATCGGTATTGACGACTTTGAATTGGTACCGCTAAACCCTGACTATCCTGTTTTACGTAGTGCGGATATGAAGTTACAAATCATAGGTGTGATGATTGAACACCGTATTTACCGCCGTAAACGCTAGTATCTCCCATCCTTTCTGGAGGGCTTAACAGCCCTCCCCCACCTTACATGTAAAACCTTACAAACTAAATTCACTTAAATATCAATTACGTGGTATTTGCACGCTACAAAATACCACATTTGTGGTTTACACAATACAACTCAAATTGTAGATTTAATCCCAAGTAGTAATGCTCTTTAACAAACAGAACCGCGTGACAGGCAAGCCGCTGTGCCCTGGCAAAACGAAATAGCGCCGCGAAGGATCGCAGGCAATCGGGGGACGCAAGGCGAACCAACCCGTAGAGGACTACACCGCGACAAGCCCATACGTCACGCAAGTCGAAACGCCCCGATGATGGGGCGTGCAGTGAATTAATAAAAGGCTTCGGCCTTTTACTAATCCACTTAGGAGCACCACCGATGAAACCTGAACACCTCCACCGGCTGACGGGGCGCGACGTGCTCCGCTATCGCCGCAACCACTTCGATTTAGTTACCGGCCTGGCCCTCGCCACTGCGTGCGGTCTGGTTATTACCTTCATTCTCCTTGTAGCGAGGACCGCAGTATGAGCTTAGAAACCAGTCTCGAACTTAATAACAAGCTGCTGACGCAGCACAACGCCCTGCTTGAACAGCTGATTACGGCGCTGGCTTCAGGCCAGACAATTCAGCCGCAGACCGTCGTCACCCAGGTACAGGAATATCGCGAAACGGTACCGGACAAATCGGCTACAGATGACGAACGGCCGGATCTGGAAACGCTGGAAACGCTGGAATTCAGTGATGTTATCGCGCTGGCCTGCTTCTACCCGGTGCCGGTTATGTACAGCTCTGAGATGTTCCAGCGCGCTATTGATTATCGCGATGCTGTTGGCGAAAAACGTGTGGTGCAGATCGATGCACTGGACATGGCATTGGGCGGGGTGAAACGCGCCAACCATCTGAGCAAGCCAGCACTGTTAGATCTGGCTCGACACGTTATTCGCTTCTGGGATGATTTGCCGACGATTGAATCACGCCGCGATTTTGCCGAACGCCTGCTGGATGCACCTGCTGCTGGGCGCGATGAAGTAAAACCGAAGAAGGCCAGCGGCAAAGACAAACAGTCTGAAGAACGCACCGGGCCGTTTTACTGCAAAAGCGTAGACGGCACTGCTGCCAGCGAACTCCACTCTTTACGCAAACTGAACGCGATGCTGGAGAAAGGCCACGTTGAGATCAGCCGGGTTGAATACCTCCAGTTACAGGAAGAATTCGCACGTAAAGATGCCGCAAATAACAATCAGCAAGTGACCACTGACACTGAAGACAAACCTGATTTTGCGGCTCTGCGTAAACAGGCCGAAGGCCTGATCCTGCAACTGGCAAAAGGCGGTTACCGCGCAGAGGCTGTCGCCATTCTGGAAAAACAGGGCGCTCAAAAACTTGGCGGCGTTGCTGACGAGAAGCTCGCAGACGTGATCGCTCAGGCCGAAAAAGCACTGGAGGGTTAACCATGCCAGACGTTCATGCACGACTTTCCCCGTCTTCAGCGCATCGGTGGATGCGCTGCCCCGGTAGCCTGGCGCTGGAAGCCACTCAGCCTGACAAAGAAACGTCCTTTGCTTTAGAAGGTACAGCAGCGCATACACTTGCCGAAAAGGTGCTGCGCAACCGCCAGAGCCACCCGGAACACTATGCGGGTTGCAATGTCGCAATGTTCCTCGGCTCCTATCCTCTTGCTGAGCACCCGGATGATACTTCCGGTCCTCAGGTAGATGAGGAAATGGTCGAAGCCGTTGGCCGTTACGTCGACACCGTCTGGTCGCTGGCCGACGGCAACGAGTTGCTGGTCGAGCAGCGCGTCGACTTTTCTCACATCGTGGGCGTTCCCGACTCATTCGGTACCGCCGACGGCGTAATCATCGCGGGCAACGAGTTACAGATCCACGACCTGAAATACGGTAAGGGTGTGCGGGTCGATGCTGAGCAGAACGAGCAGCTGCAGCTGTATGCCCTGGGTGCGCTCGAGCAGTTCAGTATGCTGTACGACTTCGAGACGGTACGTCTTTTCATCCACCAGCCGCGGCTTAACCACGTTTCAGAGTGGGCGCTGACGGTGGAAGAGCTCCAGGCGTTCGGCGAACGGGCGCAGGAAGCGGCGGCCAGCGTGATTGTGATGTTCAACATCGCCGATTGCGAAGGCGTCGAAACCCTGCCGCTGGATAGCTTTATCCCTGGTGAAAAACAGTGCCGGTTCTGTAAAGCAAAAGCCGTCTGCACTGCTCAGAAAATGCAGCACATGCAAACAGCTGCCAACGATTTCGAAGACCTGACAAAACCTGTCAGTGAAATCATCACTGCTGCCAGCACGCGCGTACCGCTTCTGACCATCGAGGAACTGGCGGAGATCTACAGCCAGGCAGATGCTATCGAATCGTGGCTAAAGGCAGTGCGCGACCGGGTGAATAGTGAGCTGAACGCCGGGCATCCGGTACCGGGCTTTAAGCTGGTTACTGGCAAACAGGGCAATCGTGCCTGGAGCGATGAAGAAGCCGCCCGCGCGCTGCTGAAAGACCAGTTCCGTTATAAAACTGAGGAGGTTTTCGACCTTAAGCTGATTAGCCCAACCAAAGCCGAGAAGCTCATCAAAAAGGCCAGCCCTCGCCGCTGGACGAAAGTCGAAGCGCTGATCACCCGCGCTGACGGTAAGCCCACCGTCGCCCCCGAATCCGACCCGCGCCCTGCGCTCAATATCAACCCTGTTAATGATTTCGACGACGTGTCCGACGACGCGCTCGCCGCAGACCTCATTTGATTAAGGAAATACTCATGAAAATTAAACTGAACAACGTCCGCCTGGCCTTCCCTGCTCTGTTTGAAGCAAAAACCGTAAACGGCGAAGGCGACCCGCGCTTCTCTGCTGTTTTCCTGATGGATCCGAAACACCCGCAACTGGAAGAAATCCGCAAGGGCATGAAGCAGGTAGCGAAGGAAAAATGGGGTGAGAAGTGGGAAACCATTTACAACCAACTGGAGAAAAAGCTCAACCTCTGCCTGCACGACGGCGACGAGAAAGCCGAATACGAAGGCTTCCCGGGTAACTTCTTCCTGAACGCTGCCAACAAAGCGCGCCCTGCAGTCATCGATCGCGACCGTTCTCCACTCATCCAGGCTGATGGCCGTCCTTATGCGGGTTGCTACGTCAACGCGGTAATCGACATCTGGGCGCAGGACAACAACTTCGGCAAACGCGTCAACGCATCGTTGGGCGGCGTCCAGTTCCTGCGTGATGGCGACGCATTCGCTGGCGGCGGTGTGGCAAGCACTGACGACTTCGACGATATCAGCGAAGGCGCAGACGCCGACGCGCTGATTTAACCCATTATCACCCGGCTATGTGCCGGGTGCTTTCCGAGGTCAGAACAATGGCACAAACGATATTAACCAGCGGTATTAAAGAACAAATCATCTGTAACGCGCTGACAAAAGCAGGAATACCTAAGCGCAAAGCGGCTTTGCGTGCTGCGAGAGTTGCATGGGCCGAGCGTGTTCGCCTTGCGGCGATTGGTGGTCAAGAAGTTGAGGCCGAGATAACCAAAAACCTCAAAAAAATAGAAACGCTGGCGTCCAAGTTCCCCGAATCACTCAAAACCGCCAATAGCATTATCCGTAAAGATAACGACATGTATCTGAATCTGGCAGGCTCCAGGGTTAACGTGTATTTCAACGGTAACTACCGGGGGTACGAATCAGGATCCCCAGACCATATTCACAAAATCGCACCGAGTGAATTTACCCTTCTGGCTGATGACCCCCTCGTTACTGAGTTTTACGGGTTTGATGCACTTTATAAGCAGATTCAGAGCGATGAGTCAGACATTCGCCAGAACGTCAGCGCCGCATTGAGCAAAGTACGCACTGTTAAACGTCTGCTTGAAGAATGGCCCGAAGCTAAAGAGCTTTTGCCGGCCGACGCACCATCGGTTCCGCTACCACCAGCGATACGACGCGAAACCCTCAACGAAATGATCGGCCTCCCTTCTGACGAAGAAGCCACTGCGTAAACTCCCACCCGGCAATGCGCCGGGTGTTTTGCAAAGAGCCACCCTTTTCGCAAAGCACCCGCGAGGACTATCTATGCCTGAAACCATTCTCTGGGGCGACCTGGAAACCTATTGCGAAATACCGATCAACAACGGCACACACGCTTATGCGGAGGGCGTCGAAGTAATGTTGTTCGCCTGGGCTATCGATGACGGCCCTGTCAGTGTCTGGGATCTGACTGCTGGCGAGCCGATACCCGAGCCGTTGTGGTTCGCCCTTCGTGACCCCGATACTCTGCTTTATTTTCACAATTCTCATTTCGACCGTACCGTTCTGCGCCACGCTCATCCTCGACTGGCGCCTGACGTCACCCGCTGGCGCGACACGATGGTGCAGGCGCTGGCGCACAGCCTCCCCGGCGCGCTGGGGGCACTCTGTGAGGTGCTCGGAGTCCCGCAGGACAAGGCGAAGGACAAAGAGGGTAAAGCGCTGATCCAGCTGTTCTGTAAGCCCCGCCCGAAGAACAGCAAACTGCGCCGGGCCACCGGCAAAACACACCCGGAAGAATGGCGGCGCTTTGTAGCGTACGCTGGCCTTGATATTGAGGCCATGCGCGAGGTGCATAAACGCCTGCCGAAGTGGAATTATAAGGGTGCAGAACTGGCGCTGTGGCACCGCGACCAACGGATCAACGACCGCGGCGTCTGCATGGATGTGCAGCTCGCGCAGGCGGCGATCGAGGCGGTAGAGCAGGAACAAAAACGCCTGGCAAAACGCACGCAGGTGATGACCGACGGCGAAGTGCAGGCGGCCACGCAGCGCGATGCGCTGATTAAGCACATTGTTGAATCCTACGGCGTGGATCTGCCGGACATGCAGCGCAGCACGCTGGAGCGCCGCATTGCGGATCCTGATTTACCGTCTGCGGTGAAAGAGTTGCTACACATCAGGCTCCAGGCCAGCACCACCAGCACCAGTAAGTACAAATCGCTGATGAAGGGGGTGAGCAGTGACGGACGTCTGCGCGGCACGCTGCAGTTCTGCGGCGCATCGCGAACCGGGCGCTGGGCCGGACGATTATTCCAGCCCCAGAACCTGCCCCGCCCTTCGCTTGAGCAGGAGCAAATCGACGAGGGCATCGAGGCACTGAAAGCCGGTTGTGCCGATCTGCTGTTCGATAACATCATGGAGCTGACCAGCTCAGCGCTACGCGGCTGCATCATGGCCCCCGCAGGCAAAAAGCTGGTGGTTAGCGACCTGTCGAACATCGAAGGCCGTAAGCTGGCCTGGCTTGCCGGCGAGCAGTGGAAGCTGGACGCGTTCCGCGAGTACGACGAGGGAACCGGGCCTGACTTGTATAAACTGGCCTACGCCCGCGCCTTCAATATCTCGCCGGACGATGTTGATAAATACCAGCGTCAGATCGGCAAGGTGATGGAGCTGGGCCTCGGCTTTGGCGGTGGCGTTGCTGCGTTTCTTACCTTCGCACAGGTCTACGGCCTCGACCTCGACGAGCTGGCGAACGCCGCACTGCCGAACATCCCCCGCGATGTTATCCGCGAAGCAAAAAGTTGGTATGACGAATCCGTTAAGCGTAAGGCGACATATGGCCTGTCAGAGCGTGTATTCATCGCCTGCGACTCGCTTAAACGTCTCTGGCGCAGAGCGCACCCGGCAACCTGCGATTTCTGGTATGAGCTCGAGCGCACCGTCCGTACAGCAATAGCCACACCGCAAAAAACGCTGTACTGCGGTTATCTGAAAGTCCGCCGCGATGGCGCATGGCTGCGCATCCAGCTGCCATCCGGGCGCGCGCTGTGCTACCCGTCCCCGTCCATCGAGAAGGGGAACATCACCTATCAGGGTGTTAACTCTTATTCGCGCAAATGGCAACGGCTCAAAACCTACGGCGGGAAACTGGTGGAAAACGTCACACAGGCGGCCGCCCGCGACGTTCTGGCCGGAAACATGCCGCTGATCGAGGACGCCGGTTACAGCATTGTACTGACGGTACACGATGAGGTGATTTGTGAAGCGCCGGACACTGACGATTTCAACGATAAAGCGCTCTCCGCGCTGCTCTCCACTAACCCCGAATGGGCACCCGACATCCCGCTGAACGCTGGCGGCTTTGAGGCATACCATTACCGTAAGGATTAACTCTATGTCATTCAAATATCGGGACAGTCCGCTGTATTACCGGTCTGCGCGGGAGGCCGTTCAACTGGAACAGGCGGGCGAGTATGACCGCGCGGCAAAGGTCTGGGCGAAAGCCAACCGCGAATCGCGCAACGAACTTAATCAGGACTGGAGCGAACGGCGGAATGATTTCTGCCTGATGCAGAACATGCGCGAAAAACGTAAGGCGGTGGACGAATGAGCTTACCCCCTGTGAAAATCATTGTTATCACCGTCGTGTTAATTGTGATTTGCCAGGTTCTCGCCGAAACATCGTGGGGGATCTGGTGATGACATATGAGCGTGAAAGCATTATCGAAAAGCACCTCGTCGCCGAAGTGAAAAAGGCTGGCGGGGTCGCCTTTAAGTTCGTCTCCCCCGGTCGCCGCTCGGTACCGGATCGCATTGTCCTGCTACCCGGCGGCCGTCTCGTTTTCGTTGAATGCAAAGCACCCGGCAAACCACCACGCGCCGACCAGCTGCGCGAGCACAAACGGCTTCGCGCGCTGGGCTTTACCGTGGTGGTGCTGGATAGCAAAAATCTGGAGGGGATATTGTGCGGGGAGCCTATTACAACGAAATAGACCCGAACGCAGCGCAATGGCTGCGCAACCTTATTGCGGCGGGGCATATCGCCCCGGGTGAAGTTGACGAGAGGAGTATCGAGGATGTCGCACCAGACGACTTGCGCGGCTTTACACAATGCCATTTCTTCGCCGGAATCGGCGTCTGGTCTTATGCTCTGCGTCTGGCCGGATGGCCGGATAACAAACCGATCTGGACAGGAAGTTGCCCGTGCCAACCTTTCAGCTCGGCTGGTAAAGGCGCTGGGTTTGATGACGAGCGGCACCTATGGCCAGCACTATTTCACCTCATCAGCGAGCGACGCCCTGAGCTGGTATTTGGCGAACAGGTTGCGGGAGTCAATGCCTGGTTCGATCTTGTACAAACTGACGTGGAAGCAGTGGACTACGCCTTTGGGCTTGTCCCGTTTCCGGCTGCGGGCGTCGGTGCCCCGCATATCAGAGACAGAGCTTATTGGGTGGCCGACACCAGCAGCGACCGATCACAGCGGTGGCGGAAGCGCCTCGATAGCACTGAGGAAAATGTCTGGGGATCGGCGGCCGTCAGGCAACCCCTTGCACAGCTCCCTAAGGGACTTTTCCCACCTAGCGGGATGGTACACGCCAACCTGCAACACCAATCCACAGCCGGAGACAAAACGCGGTCTGGAAACCTTAGCGGGGCTATCCAGACTTGCGGGCTGGCCGAGCCCTCTAGCGAGCAATACCAAAACGGCCTATCAGGATGTAGAGAAAGTGATAGCACGTCAGCAGGCAGGACGGCAGCCGAACTTGCAGGATTATGCCTGCTTGAGCGGATGGCCGACGGTGACGACGATCGACAACAATCAGGTTCGGGGCGAGGGAGCCGCAGCCAATCATACCGAACGGGGAACTACTCTCGGCGGCGCAGCGAGAATCTGCGGCCCAATACGATTAACGGCTGCTGGGATGATGCTGACTGGCTCCTCTGCCGGGATGGTCGCTGGAGGCCAGTTGAATCCGGCTCATTCCCGCTGGCTCATGGGGTTACCGCCAGAGTGGGACGACTGCGCGCCTACGGCAACGCGATAGTCGCGCCAGCTGCCGCAACCTTCATTCGCTCGTTTATGGAATGTGCCGGATATGACCTCATCTGTTGATATTATTGGTTAGGCAATGCACGATTATTAAAATTATCAATAATTTGCAACGCCGCCGTTTGTCCGCCAGCCAATAGCCCTGCTTTACCCAGAAGGTATTTGGGGAATTTGGTTGGCAAATAAACCGCACGAAGCCAGTGCCTGAATGCAGCTAAAGCATTATCAGGGTACGCATAAATCATTTGGGGATTACTTGCAGATTGGTTGAATTCTTCAGGGTAATAGTGCTGGCAGCGTTGTCTAGGGCCAATCGTCGTATCGTAGTTGGAAGAAGACCAGTAGCGAGCCCAGTGCTGGCCCACACTGATATCCGGTACAGTATACTGGTTTACTGCTAATCCAGCATGGATAAGGTCTACCATTAAACCGGCAATTTCATTAAACACAATGAAGTGTCCAGCAGGAACCGAGTTTGCCCCATGCATGATTGACACACGAGAGTGGTAATGGCGCCAAGGGTCATCAGGTATGTAGCCAAGCGCTGTATAGATGTAACCACGCATACCCGCACGGGATAGCTCGCGGAAAAACTGTAGCGCAGTAGGAGTCGCAGCACTTTGAGATACAAATGCGTAGAACTCCAGAATAGCCATACATACTACTTCTGGGTACGCATAGTGGACGGATCCATCTTTGTGGATTGGGATATAAAGAGTCGGCTCATTATATTGCTCACGATGTAAATATGAGCTGATAAACTCCATACGCCCTCGAGCGAAAACTCCGTGGCGGAAGCTCTCTTCCCACTCTCGAGAAATATCCGCGATATTACTGCGATGCACCCCGCAAATTCTGGCCAGCCCATTTTGCGTAAGGTAGGAGATCCCGTTCTGAAGAACCCCCATTTCTATTTCGTTAAAAACACCCTCAGTACTAACACCTAAGTCCAGTACTTGTTGGGGTGCGGGTTGCTGACCACCAAATCCACTCATCTTATTGTTTATCCTTACATTTAACCCTGTGGGTTACCTTCACTGTGAATAGTAAAAATTGCCAGGCCAACTGGTGCGACTTCTAACTAGCAAAAATTTGCGAGATTATAATGCCTCAGAACTTTATCCCTCGCCCCTACCAAGATCTCATTATCAATCATGAAATTGACAACCTACGCTGCAACATTTGGGCGGGCATGGGCATGGGTAAAACCGTGGCGACGCTCACCACTCTGGAAGATCTCTTCATGGCGGGAGCGGAGACACAGCCCGCGCTGGTTCTCGCGCCGCTGCGCGTGGCGGCCAGCACCTGGCCGGATGAAGCGGTGAAATGGGGGCATCTGCGCAATATCGAGGTGCAGCCGATTGTCGGTAACGCCAAAACACGCGCGGCGGCGCTGGCGAACAGTAACGCGAGCGTGTTCACCATCAACTACGACAATCTGGTCTGGCTGGTGGAAGAACTGGGCGGCCGCTGGCCGTTCGGCACCGTCATCCCGGACGAAAGCACCCGGCTGAAATCCTTCCGGCTGCGCGGGGGTGGTAAGCGTGCGGCAGCGCTGGGGAAAGTGGCGCATAAGCATATCCGGCGCTGGATGAATCTCACCGGTACGCCAGCGCCGAACGGCCTGGTGGATTTGTGGGGGCAAGCGTGGTTTGTGGATCAGGGGCAGCGCCTCGGACGCACTTACGGCGCGTTTACCTCCCGCTGGTTCAACTCGATACAGTTTCCGGGGCAAAGCTGGACGAAACTGGAGCCGTTCGCCCATTCGCAGGACGAGATACAGCGAGCGCTGGCCGACGTCACTATCTCACTGGACGCCGCCGACTGGTTCGACATCAAAGAGCCCATCCATAACGTGATCCGTGTGGATATGCCGCCGAAGGCCCGCCAGCAGTATCGCGAGATGGAAAAGGAAATGTTCCTCGAACTCAACGGCGAAGGTATCGAAGCGCCGAATGCCGCGGCAAAGACGGTGAAGTGTCTGCAAATCGCCAGCGGCGCGGTGTACACCGACGACGCCGGGAGCTGGTCAGAACTGCACGACGCGAAGCTGCAGGCGCTGGACAGTATCCTCACCGAAGCAGCAGGCGCACCGGTGCTGGTGGCCTATCACTGGAAACACGACCTTGAGCGCCTGCTTAAAGCGTTCCCGAAAGGTCGCCATCTCGACCAGGATCCGCAGACGCTGCGCGACTGGAACGCCGGAAAAATCCCGGTGCTGTTCGCGCATCCCGCCAGCGCGGGCCACGGCCTGAACATGCAGGACGGCGGCAACATACTGGTGTTTTTCTCTCACTGGTGGGATCTGGAGCAGTATCAGCAAATTATCGAACGTATCGGGCCAACCCGGCAGATTCAGGCCGGGCACAACCGCCCGGTATTCATTCACCACATTATCGCCGCCGACACTATGGACGAAATGGTAATGGAGCGGCGCAATTCAAAACGAACAGTGCAGGACATCCTGCTCGATGCCATGAAGAAGAGAGGCGTACTATGACACCTGCAATCTCTGATACCGACATGATTACAATCAAAGAAGTAGAGCGATCTGTCGGTCATAAAAAATCATTTATTTATGACCGCATAAGTAAGGGCGAATTTCCGTCCCCGAAGAAACTAGGCTCCCGAACCTCACGCTGGTTACGCAGTGAGGTTGAAGCATGGAAAAAGCAATTTCTTTAAATCAACCGCAGTTGGTCAATATAGTCCGCATACCACTGCATCATTTCCCGACGCCCTTCCATATACAGGGCATGGTTATAAACCCCGCGTATATTATTCTTGTCCACGTGAGCGATCTGGAGTTCAACCCAGTCAGAGTTGAATCCTTTATCGTTCAGGATGGTACTGAACGTATGCCGGAAGCCATGCCCCACTACCCTCCCCTTATACCCCAGCATGTGGATCATCCTGTTTATTGTGTTCTCGCTCATGACCTTCGACGGGTCATTTCTGCCGGGGAACATATTCACGTATCGACCTGTCATACCGTGCAGCTCTTTCAGCAAAACAACAAGCTGATCGGAAAGCGGTACCAGGTGCGGACGGTCCATCTTCATAAATTCGGCGGGTATCTCCCACAGCCGGTTATCGAAATCTACCCATTCCCATTTTGAATGTCGCAGTTCGTAAGTACGTAGCCCCGCCAGCATCATGATCTGCAAGCCTAACCGTGGGAGCGGACTTCCCATATAACTTTCAACCGCTACCAGAAAATCGGGTAGTTCTTCCGCCGTCAGGAAAGGAAAGGACTCACCTTTATGGCCGGTCATTGCACTGTTCAGTTCGCTGACGGGGTTATACTTCGCACGCCCGGTCGCGACGGCATAACTGAATACCTCACCGCACCACCGGCGCGTTTTCGCCGCTTTCTCAGTTGCGCCGCGATTCTCAATTTTGCGTAGCGCCGTCAGCATCTGGACAGGTTCGATTTCTGCAACTGGTAATTTGCCAACCGCGGGGAAAATATCTTTGTTGAACGCTTCGAGAATGTCAGAAGCATAGCCAGAGGACCAGCGCGGCTTCTTGAATTCATGCCACTCTATGGCAATATCTTTAAAGGTAATGGAGTTTGCTACAGCAGTTGCGACATGATTCTTTGCCTTCACCGGGTCAACACCCGCCGCAACGTTACGCCGGGCTTCGTCTCGTTTTTCGCGAGCTGCCGCCAGCGAAACAGCCGGATACACACCGAGCGCCAGCATCTTTTCTTTACCCGCGAAGGTGTAGCGATAGCGCCAGTATTTTGCCCCGCTGGTTTTCACCAGAAGAATAAGCCCGTTACCATCCGGCAACTTGTAGTCTTTCTCGCCAGGCTTTGCCGTCTCGACTTGCCGCGCGCTTAGTTTCAT